GGCTGGTGTTGGTGGTGCGGTTACAGGCCGTGGTGCAGATTTATTGATTATTGATGACCCGCACAGTGAACAAGATGCACTTAGCCCTACAGCATTAGAACATGCTTATGAGTGGTATACATCTGGTCCGCGCCAGCGTTTACAACCAGGAGGTGCGATAGTTATTATTATGACTCGCTGGGCAGATAATGATTTAACAGGTAAATTATTAAAACAGCAGGGCAGAGATATATTAGCAGATAAATGGGAAGTGGTTGAGTTTCCGGCATTAATGCCAGAGAGTGAAGAACCCCTTTGGCCTGAGTTTTGGAAAAAAGAAGATTTATTAAGTGTTAAAGGTAGTTTGTCAGTTGGTAAGTGGGAAGCGCAATGGCAGCAAAACCCTACTGGCGATATGGCAGCTATACTTAAACGTGAGTGGTGGAATATGTGGGAGAAAGATGATATACCACCATTAGAGTATGTAATGCAGTCTTATGATACTGCGTATAGTAAAAAGGAAACATCGGATTTTAGTGCTATAACTACATGGGGTGTTTTTTATCCTAAAGAGGGAGGACCACCAAACATTATTCTATGTGATGCTAAACGTGGCAGATGGGACTTCCCTGATTTGCGGCGGCGAGCACTTGAGGAGTATAAATACTGGGAACCAGAATGTGTACTTATAGAGGCAAAAGCCAGTGGTATGCCGCTAACACAAGAGTTGAGAAATATGGGTATACCAGTGATGAATTATACACCTAGTAGGGGTAATGATAAATTCACAAGAGTAAACTCTATTGCGCCGTTGTTTGAAAGTGGTTTAGTATGGTCGCCAGATACGCGCTGGGCAGAAGAAGTTATTGAAGAATGTGCAGCGTTTCCCGCAGGGGAGCATGATGATTATGTTGATACAGTTACCCAAGCTCTTCGTAGATTTAGAGAAGGCGGGTTTATACAACATCCCGAAGATTATGAGGAAGAAGAATCTGTCCCTGTACAAAGGATATATTACTAATGGCAATTAACCCCCGTCCAAGCAATATTGACCGCAGTTTATTACAAGCACCTAATGATACATTTAGTGCATTAGAAGATAATTTAGTTGAACAAGAATTAGAAATAATTACAGAAGAAGAAACAGAAGATGGCGGTGCAGAGGTTATTTTTGGCGAAGATGACCAGCCATTAGGGGAAGAGCCAGCTAACTTTTACGATAATTTAGCAGAATTTTTAAGTGATGATACATTAGGTAAAATAGCTACTTATGTATCTGAGAGTGTTGATGATGATAAAACTAGCCGCGATGAGTGGGTAGAAACTTATACAAAAGGTTTAGAACTGCTCGGTTTAAAGTATGAAACTCGCACAGAACCTTTTGATGGTGCTACAGGTGTAATACACCCGATACTAAATGAAGCTGTAACGCAGTTTCAAGCTGGTGCATATAAAGAGATGTTACCTAGCAGTGGTCCAGTAAAAAGTAATATTATTGGTGAAGCTACTCCAGAAGTAGAAGCACAGGCAAAACGTGTGCAAGATTACATGAATTATCAAATTATGTATGAAATGGAAGAGTATGAGCCAGAATATGACCAGATGTTATATTACCTTGGACTTTCTGGTAGTGCTTTTAAAAAGGTTTATCGTGATGATGTGCTTGGCAGACCAGTAAGTAAGTTTGTACCAGCCGAAGATGTAGTCGCACCGTATACTGCAACTGATTTAGCATCAGCAGAACGGATAACCCATATCATAAAAATGTCAAAAAATGAGTTACGTAAGTTACAAGTGACTGGTTTTTATCGTGATATGGATATACCAAAAGGTGAAAATACAGAATCAGATGATGTAAAAGAGGCTTATAACGAAATTGAAGGCAGGGAACCTGCTGGAGATAGTGAAGAAGTCATTTTATATGAGTGCCATTGTTATTTAGATCTGGAAGAATACCCAGATAAAGACCAAAATGATGAAAAAACAGGTATAAAACTACCTTATATTGCTACAATTAGTGCAGATAATGATGAAGTATTATCTGTAAGGCGAAATTATGGTCAAAATGACCCTATGAAAAAGAAAATACCGCATTTTGTGCAATATAAATTTACTCCAGGACTCGGTTTTTACGGTTTTGGCTTAATTCATCTGCTTGGTAATTTATCGCGCACAGCTACAGCAAATTTACGCCAATTAATTGATTCTGGCACACTGAGTAATATGCCAGCAGGGTTTAAAGCTCGCGGTTTACGCATTGCAGATGAACAAACACCATTACATCCAGGAGAATTTAGGGATATTGATATCCCTGGAGGTGATATACGTACGAGTTTGATGTCTTTACCGTATAAAGAACCTTCTGGCACACTCTTTCAGTTGATGGGTTTTGTTATTGAATCAGCTCAACGGTTTATTGGCACAACTGATATTGGTGTAGGTGATGGCAGACAAGAGATGCCAGTTGGTACTACAATAGCTTTACTAGAACGTGGAGCTAAAATTATCAGTGCTGTACATAAACGGTTACATACGAGTTTAAAACAAGAACTTAAAATGTTGGCACGGCTTTTTGCTGAAGACCCAACACCTTATCCATACGATGTTAAAGCAGATGCACAAATAAAAATATCTGATTTTGATGCTAGGATAGATATTATCCCTGTTAGTGATCCTAATATTTTTAGTATGTCACAAAGGGTAGTATTAGCTCAAGAACAATTAAAATTAGCGCAAGCTGCACCAGAGATGCACAATTTACGTGAGGCTTACCGCAGAGTTTATGAAGCATTAGGTGTAGATAATATTGAGCAAGTATTAAAACCTGAGCCACAACCACAGCCGATGGATCCAGCAACAGAGAATCAGTTATCTAGTCAAGCGGCTGGTGGACAAGCTAAAATGCAAGCATTCCCAGACCAAGATCATGATGCTCATATTTCTGTTCATTTAGCGTATATGCAAAGTAGAGTAGCGCAAATGCAGCCGCCTGTATTACTTACTTTAGAAAAACATATTTATGAGCATATTGGTATGAAAGCGATGGTGCAGTTCCAGCAGATGATGCAGCAGGATCCAAATATGCAACAATTACCACCTCAAGCACAGGCAGCTCAAGTAGCTACAATACAGGCACAATTAATGGCAGAGTTCCAACAGAAGCAACCGCCAGCACCGCCAAGTGACCCACTTGTAGAAATTAAGAAACAAGAGCTTGCGTTACGTGAAAAAGAAGTAAATATGGATCAACAGTTAGACCAACAAAAATTACAGATTGATTCACAAGCTAAACAAGAGAATGCGAATATCGCACGTGAGCGTATAGCTTCTACTGAAGATATAGCTAATATGAGAGCGCAGATTGCTTTACAAAGACAACAGCAAAATAGAGGTGGGTAATGGCTAGGGGTTTTGGGGGAGAAGACGAAGCGGGAAGAGCTAACGATCCCTCTGGTCCTGGCACAGGTATTGGCAGGTCGGAAGACCTTGATGCTGCTCAAGCTGATAGAGATAAACAAGCTGATCGTGAACGTGATAGAGATAGAGATGCACAAGAACAAGAAGTTTTAGCAAATGTAGAAAAAGCAGCTCAAGCTGCCATAAATGCAGGTATTAATCCATTTTCTGATACTTTTAAAAATGTTCTAGCTGCTAATATGATGAGGGGCAAATTTGGTAATGTTTCAGGTTTGTTCGGAACAAAATTTGGTGATGGTGACGCAGATGACAAGAGAGGTAAAACAAAAGGTGGTATAACTCAAACTGATGAAGTTAAAGGTTTTATTGCTAAGTATGCTCCCACTACTGGCGATAAAATAAAATCAGCATTAGGTCTTACCGATATAAAAGCAACTTTAACTCCAGGACAAAAAACACCTTTTGGTGCGCTTCCAGGAATTTTAAGTCTTTATGATGTTCCTGGGAAAGTTGCATTCGGATTAGGTAATCAGCTTTTAGGGTTTTTAGGTATAGGGGTAAATCCAGTTACACAGGCTATAAACGAGCAAATAGCAGCTTCTAATAAAGCTTTGGCAGCACAAAAAGGTAAAGCTCCACAGAGTATTGATATCCAAAAATACACAAACCCTACCCCTAGACCAGATAACCCTATCAGGGCTACAACTCCAGCAGGACAATTTTTACAAGATCAATTTATGCAAAAGCAAAGCAAGCCTAGTACTGGGTTGCCTTCAAATACTGTGCAGACAGCAGGGTTATTTGATACTTTGAAAAGCACAATAGATGGGGTTAAAAGTATTCCTGGAGGATACCAAATAGGCGATACACAGTATACAGGGACATATTCAAAAAACCCTTCAGCTAGAACATTTTCAAAAACAGAAAAAGAATATGTAGCCCCATTTTCTGCTGAAATGTTTAAGCAAGGTATTTCTACCCTTAACCCTTTTGATTAGGAGAAGTAAATGTCAAGTAAAGATAGAGTAGCGCAGCTTATGGATTTGTTAGAGGAAGCTCGTGGTAAAGGTGATGATGATAAAGTTGCTGAACTAGAGGCTGATTTATTTAAAATGAGAGATAAAAAATCTGATGGCGGCTTCCCTGATTTAACAGGCGATGGTAAAATTACTCGGGCAGATATTTTAAAAGGTAGAGGTGTTGAACTTGCAACAGGTGGTTTAGCAGTTTTATCTGCTACTTCTGATATAGAACCCACAGGTGGGGTATCGCGCGGAGGTGGTGCTGCACTTAGGGGTATAAAATTTAGAGGTGTTAAGTAATGCCTCAAAAAAAGCTGCAAGAAAAATCTATCTATGCAGAATATGATGAAGATGGCGATGGTATCGTCAGCGATGATGAATTAAGCCATGTAAAAGAAATAAAAAAGACTGAAACTGAGTTACGTAAAAATTTAGCACAATTACGTATGGCGCGATACACATTGATATTTATGGGGTGTTATGCAATATTTCTGGCTTCGCCTTGGTGTTCAGCGGAAAAGTTAGAGGGTTTAGGTGCAGTCACCGACCTTATTTTCCTTAGCGGAGCTGGTATTGTTGGAGCGTATATGGGTACAACAGCATGGATGGCAAAGAAATAAATGGAAAATATTATAATAGCTGCGATGTTAGCTGCGATGATACACG